GGAAAGAGTAAGGGCTGTTTCAGCAGAGCTATTGTTTCCAGAAGTTCCTGCGCTAGTGCGATAACCACCTGCGCCGCCGCCGCCCGTACCGTTTGCTCCTGTATCTATAGCGCCGCCCGCGCCGCCGCCACCCGCTATAACTAAAAAGTCAACAACAGGGGTGTCGCCAAGCTGCGTCACTGTAAAGGTTCCAGATGAGTTAAAGGTATGTATTTTAAAGTCACCGTCCGTTGTAATTGTTCCTCCAGTAGCTTCCATAAACGGAATGACATGTTTACCGAAACCAAAAGCCCCGGCTGATGCAGCACCAAATGTTGAGAGCGTAGGCATCGTCGTTAACCCTTATGCGAACTGCGTTTGCGAAGCTAAGACTGTGAACGTAGCGTCGGCAGTCTTAATGATAGTAAAGCTGTAGCTGTCGATGCTACTGGCATTGCCTGCGGAGGGGGCAGAGCCGCCCTGCCATTTAGGTGTGACTGCCGATCCATCGACCTGATACACGTTTAGATAATAAGGCGTTGCCCCGTTAGTTAGTAAAACTGCTGAAGTGACGGACTGACCAATGGCCAAGTTGGCGTTGACGTTGCTAAAATTAATCGTGCGGTTAGCCGTTTGATCCGCTGTATAAAACTCAATAGCCTGCGCCGTAGTATCAAAGGTTATCGTTCCTGTAGTAGAAACCTGAGTCGTTACTTTCTCATACACCTCTTCAATGTCTAACGCACTGCCAACGGCAACGCTGCCCGAAATCGTAAGGCTTCCAGTTACTTGTCCAGAAGTCCCATCAGAAAATATCTGAAGGTCGTTACCCGCGCCAAAGATGGCCTTGGCGTTGTCAATGTAGGACGTATTGTTGTTAAAAGTTACAGTGTTAAGAAACGAAGTCGCATTGGAAATCTCGGCAGGGGGTTGTGCTGTCTGAATTGCCGGACCCAAATGCACAACGTAAATGTTGCCTGTGCCCGCAGGGGGAGCCGAAGTGAACGTCAGCGTAGTCCCCGCGCAACTATATGCGACTGTGGGGTCTTGAACCACGTTTTCTACAACAACACGAACATCGTTCGTGACGCTGGGCTGAGACATTGTAAAACCCGTAGTGGAACCATCACCGTCGAAGCTGTCCTTAACGGTAGTAGTAAACGCCTCTGCGGGTGGGTTTCCAAGGTATGACATTAGGTGATCTCCAGAATGCTCATTACGGCGTCTACAGACGCTGCCGTGTTCGATTGAACTTTAATACTATCCAAAGTCTCAAGAACAACTTTCTGGTCGCCACCAACAATAACGATGGCACCGCCGCTTGGAACCGGGGCATCTTTAATAAGGTGCGTGTCGTTTGACCCGTCGTTGACTGTCGCCGTAATCAAAACTTGAGACGAAGTTACGTTCGAAACCACCAAGCCAATGACCGTGGTCGATGTGGAACTTGGAACCGTGTAGCTTCCTACCGCCGTAGACGAAGTGCCTATGGCCCTTGAAAGTTTTCGTTTAAAAGTATTTGCCATTTTCTATCCTAACCCAAGGCGATTGCTAAGGCCACGGCTGTGCCAGCCGGGTCTACTTGTAGATTTGTTTGAGCCGCGGATACCGTAGAAGCACCCGTACCACCGTCCGCTACGGCTAAGTCCGTAATGCCCGTAATCGAGCCGCCAGTAATGTTTACAGAAGCCATCTCTAAAGTGGCTGTAAAATCGGAGACCGCCGCCCCAGCACCAGCACCATCCGTATAAATGAGCTTGGTTGCCCCGTTAGCTACAGTGACATTTGCTCCAGAGCCTTGTGTAAATATCGCAGACTGACCGGAGTTGTTATATACAAGGTAAACTTTTTGAGCGTCGTTAGGAGAGATCGTAATAGTGTTCGTGCCTGACGGTGATCCGCTAAGAACTAGAACTTTATACATACCGTCCGATAACGTGCCGTCGGTGGTGGTAAGTGTGTGCGTAGTTCCAGAAAGCGATATCGTGCCCACACCCGTGAGAACGCGGTCAACAATCTGAAGGTTAAGATTTGTAGTATCGCCCCATGCACCAGACTGTTCGCCCGTAGCGATAAGCTCAATGCCGTTGGCAGGTGTATATGTACTAGGCATCTGCTTCTCCTATGCCGCTATGTCTGTCCAGCCGGGACTTTGGTTCGGCGTTTCTTCTGTCCAACTGGGTGACTGTGACGGAGAAACTCCGGTCCAGTTGGGGTTTTGATTCGGGTCTATCTCGCTCCAAACAAAGATGCTTCCGAGTTCGCCTGTCGCGCTTAGGCCCGTTACTGAGATATTAGTATCAGCGGTTACGACTACACTACCAACATTTGCCGTACTTTCCAAGCCTGTTACTGGAACATCGACTCGAATGCCTATGCCCACCTCACCAAGCTCGCCCTCGGACTCAACGCCTGTAGGTAAGACAACCGCATCAGAAATGACCACAACTGAACCAACGGAAGCGGTCGCGGCTACGCCAGTAGGTAAGACAACGGCATCGGCAAGGACGGTGACTGAGCCAACGCCACCCGTAGCAGCTATACCCGTTACAGGAACATTAGACTCCGCAGCGACAACAACAGAGTTAAGACCTCCAAGGCCTGCGGCACCCGTAACCGAAACTATAGCGTCAGAGGAAACTACAACCGTTCCAACGCCGCCAACAGCCTCATCCTCTTGTACAGGAACAACCACGGAATTAGCAGAAACGGTGACATTACCAACGCCGCCCGTGCCAGCAAGGCCTGTAGGCTCAACAAGAGAATCTCCCGTAGCCGTGACAGAACCAACGCCGCCCGTAGCAGTTTCGCCAGTGACAGCAACGTCAATCCCAATCGCAACGACTACGGAGCCTACACCACTTGTAGCCTCAAGCCCTGTGACCGGGATATTAGCTTCCGCAGCGACAACTACCGAACCAGCCGCACCTGTAGCGGCCTCTCCCGTAAGAATAACCGGAATGGCTTCGCCCCAAGCGCCTTGGGACCATGTACCTCTACCCCATCCGGTTATCGACGCCATAAGGAGTTACCTCTTAGGCTATACGGATAATGGCGTTTGTCGCGTCGGCAGTTGGAAACTGAATAGTAAAATCACCGTTGGTCGAAGTCTTATCAGAACCAAACGCCAAGATAACAACCGCATCTGTTGTACGAGAGCCACCACCCGTTTGAGTGTTATAGATCATCGCACCGTTTGCTGTGATCGTAGACGACGAGAAAGTCAGGTCGTTAAAATCAGTAAACGCCGTTGTGCCCGAAGACGTTGGTGTTACGTTTACCAAAGTCCCGCCGCCTGCGCTATAACCCGTACCCGTTACTTCGTTCGTAGTCGAGTAATCGGTCGTGGTTGCATCAAGCGTAGCAGAGCTTGTAAACAAAGCTAACTTCATCGTGTCAGCCCCGTTAGTGAAATCGTGTTTGCCTTCAAGTAGTTCTGTCTTGAAAGACGTACACATTGCTTGTGTGATCGCCATTTTAAAGTCTCCTTATTGCGTCAGCCAGTTCAGGGTGCCCAGCTTCTCTTAGGGCATTATACACAGTTGTGCGGTCACTGCGAATAGCTTCTCTCATATAGAATGCAACGACCTTTTCCATGTGTCTTTGAAACGCCTTGGCTTGGTCGCGTATTGCAGGGTGAGCCCCGTCAGACACACTAATCAGCTTTTCAACACAGCGTTCAGCAACTTCGTCAGGGGTAAACCCCCGGTTTTCTGTAGTCTTCACCGTCAAGAAAGGCTCTTCCGGTATGCTAACATCTATCTTAAACATTACTGTTTAGCCCTTATTACCTTGCCTACCCGATATTCCTGAGTGGTCTCTTTTGCTTCACCCAACATCTTTAAGGAACTTATAGACTCTGTAAACCTTTGATTGTATTGCTGCATAACGTCTTGCTCACCTTTCATAAATATGTACGCCTCCACCAGCGCGCCATATAAAAGGGCTAAATCTCCGTTTACACTTAGCCAAGTTGTGCCCGAACCTGATCCGGCGGTTAAGCTTGCTGGACGATATAGATAATGCAACTCTACCGCGTAATTTACGTCCGGAGTCGGGGCCACGACAAAGTTGTCTACATCAAACTGCGCATAATACTGAGGTACACCCTGTGTAGCGGTATTGGGGGTGTATGTTTGAACAAACGAAACATCCTTGTATTCGATAAAGGCCTTGGACCCGTTTAAAGTGTAACTAAGGGAGAACGGCGCTAAAAAATCGCTAGGACAGTTTAAATACGGATTTGCCGCGGTTAGTGTCGCTGTTTGATTTCTTCTAAACAGGTCTAACTGAACGTTTTTTAAAACACGCTCCTCCGAAGCCCTAATGAACAACGGAAGGTTGTTTACAAAAGTCGTCTCTGAGTTTTCAGTGTAATCTTGAATAGCCTGTTTTAGCTCATCGTATGTAAAACTCATGTTATAAGCACCGTTACTTGTCCAACACCGCCAGATAGTGCTGAAGTAGTTTCTAACTCAGAAGGCATTTGAGCCACAGCAGAAGTGGACCAGTTTCCACCCCCTAAATAAACGATCCCATTTGTGGTAATTACCATAAACGGCGTTTCGGAATTTTCTGGTTGAGGTCTTGCGTCTTTTAATGCTTGAGCATCCGACACCTTTCTAAAAGGACCTAGCTGCGGCTGTTTAGTCTCAAACTCATCTCTACCAACAAGCAAGCCGTTCCACTCTTTTCGCATATCTTTATACCGATACCGAAAACCGGACCGATCAGATATTGCGTAAGAGTTTTTACCTGTGGCAAACTTCGACATTGTTAAACCCTAAAGTATTCGTACCGAGGTACGACGTTAAACGAGGCCCTATCACGGTCTTCTGTCATAGCGCGCTCAAACTCTTCTTCATAAGCGGCTTTTAAGATTTGAATCCGTTGCGGAGCGCGTTTAATAGCAATGTAATAAGCTAAACCCGCCGCTAAACAGGGGTAGAACCTAAAAGGCATGTCCGAGCTGTTAATAAACGTGTCGGCATCTTGCATCCGAGTCAAAGCATCGTAAAAAACAATGTCGGTGCTGTTTTCAGGTACAGGCCAAAGCTGTAGGTTAGGTGTTATCTGACGATCTAAAAAGAACTGAGAAGGGCGACCTTGAGTAGTCTTGTTTGGAATGGTCAAAAACTCTTCTCGGCTGTACCTGTCTAGAGCATAGTCGGTGTTATCACGGCGAACAACTACTGAAAGAACGTCAATAACATCCGCGTCAATCAGATAATTGCCCGTTCCTTGCGTAACTGCTTGACTACGCTGTTTTATTGTCCATTGATTTAGACCGCGGTTTGCCCACTCCGCAAGCATAAGGTTTAAAGACCGTTTCGCAGTCTTTAAATCATACCCTGTTCGGACCTCTAAACCACACCGTTCAAAAGCCTCTTCAATGTAATCAGCAACGTCTAATTCAAAGTCGGATGTCCCAGATAACGCCATTTTAACCTACTTTTTAGATTTTCTAGAATACGCCATGTTACCAAGCCTTACAAGACCAATAGCGGGCCGTGAACTTGTCTTTTGCAGTGTCACACGAGTGCCGAGCCCTAAAGTTCTTGCGACGACCGGGCTGATCTTTTTTAATGGACATGTTTTGGTCACCAAACCGAACAAGCTTTATTTCGCTGCCCTTTTTAGCCAAAACGGCACTCTTTTTAGACGCGTTGGGGGTCCTTTTAGGCTTGTTAAAACCGGAAAAGGACTCCCCGCGGTATTTTATTCGTCCCGAAGGTGTTCTAGTTACGTCTTTTGTCGTAGCCATAGATCCCTCACTTCTGAATAAACAAACTCTTAGCTGTAAAACACCGTTACCGACGTACACGCGGTAAAGGTGGCTACATAGATATCTGCAACGCGAATACCCTCATCCGGAATGTTTACGGAATGAGTGTCCGAAGCGTCTAAGTCCATGTCTAAAACAGTAGAACCCCCGTTCCCGTCTGAGATAGTCAGACGGGGTGACCCGGTGGTTGTTTTAACTTGAACCTGACGTATGCGCGCAGGACCGACACCAGCAGAACCAGTGGCCGTCAAACGTTTAGCTCTTACATCAGAACCTGCCATTGAAGTCTCCTATTAGCTGAGTGCAGCGCCAACAGCAGTAACCCAAGCCGCGCCCGTGTTAATAACGATACAATACTCGTTATTTCCAGCGCCATTGTCGCTGACAATGTAAGCCGTTCCAACAGCAACGGAACCAAAAGCAGGGAGGTTAGCAGTCGTAACTACGGGGATTTGGAAACCGTTGTTGGAACGAACGGGTCCGGAAAAAGTCGATAGAGCCATGAATATCTCCTGTCGTGGCTAGTGTCAGCCGCACCATGCGACTGTAGTATACAGACTATTTAAACAAAAGAAAGGGGCCACCGAAGTAGCCCCAATCAAACCTAACAAGGTTAAGTTATTAAGCTGCGCCCGGAGTCCCGAACACTGAACGCCAATCGGATACACCAAAGGAGTAACGCTCACGAGCTTTAAACCGCATGTTACCCGTGTCAAAATCGCCTTCCATGGCAGTTTTGATTGGGGAACGGTTAAAGTACTTAAAGCCGTTTGGCGCGTCAGTCTTGATGAAGTATGCGTCGCTGTCGTTCAGGAAGTGGTTAACCACTGCACCTTCAGGCAACATACCCATGGACTTCATAGCGTTGTTGTCGTTATCAGCTGTCCCGCTACGCAGGTTGGAGTTGATAACACGCTCTGCAATAAACTGAAGTTCTTTTGGAATGATGAGTTTCATACCACGAACCGCAATTTTAAGACCACGCTCATCGGTCATACCCGCAATGTCGATCAACATTTGCTCAAGAGAAGTCTCGTTGAGGTCAGCTGCAACAGCCAGAAGGTTGGTCTGGTTGCCGGACAAAGATGGGTGAGCCGCCGAACATAACGCCGCGCCATCGCCAAGAGCGTTGCCGCCAGTAGCCAAGAACGCGTTGTTGAGGATAGAAGCCGCTTTGATCTGCTTTGTTTGCGCCATAGAGCGAGCCAAAGCTTTGGTGTAACGAGACGCCAAACGATCATAAAGGTTATCCTCAATGGCTTCCTCAGTGATAGAGAACGCCAAAGCGATAGTTTCGTGAGTGTACCGCGCTGTGTAGGTCTCTTGAGCGTCGTCAAAGCTGATGGCAGTGCCTTCACCTTTAACGGGTGCTGTCGAAAAGCCCCCGAGCATAACTTCCTCTTCGAATGCTCGGTCAGAGCTTTCCTCTTCGAAGATTTCGCCATGTTCGTTTTCATAACGGTCATATTCCAAGCCAAACAATGCGTTAAGGCCGGGTTCTAGTTCTTTCGCTAGTTGTGCGCGAGAAATAGCCATTTGTTAAATCCCTTCCTTAAACGCCAGTTGAGGTCGCAGTAGTCTGCGAGTCAAAACGGCTTGTGTTTGCGTTGTAGTGAGCGTTGATTCGAACAATCATAGGAATACCAGCAGCGGCGAAATCGTCGTTACCAGCTTCATCCATAACGCCTACAATGCGAAGCGGAAGCGTCGCGGTAGTGTTGATTGTTGAAACACCCAAAGCGGAATTGGAGCTACCTGTGTCGGTGGAACCAGTGCGCGCAGACGTACCCAACGATGCATTAGCAAAGACAGCGGCTTGCGCAGTAGCCCGGTCAGTCAAAGAAGCGTCGGACGCTACCTTGAACAACTGATTAGGGTTGTCTGCAACAAAAGCTTTTACTGGGTAGTTGGTGTCTACGCTTACTGAACCAGAACCGGGCCAGTAGTTAAGAAACACGGGTTTCTTTTGCGTAGCATCTTGATATTCTACACCCATCAGAACACCCAAAGCAGGAGTAGTACCACCATTAGTGGCACCCGCTTGGTCAATAACACCCGCTGCCGTAGGAACGACAAGACCGTATTGATAAAGTGCGTTAGTGTTGTTAGAGGCAATTTCATACTGGGTTACGCCAGTAGAGTTTGCCCCGGAGCCAACAAGACCGATAGGACGAAGACCATAGGCAGTGTTTTGATTTGCCATTTGATTTTTCTCCTAAAAGGGAGGCCCTTATTTTCGAGGACCGCCAAAGGTTACACGAGATTGACGATCTGGTTTAGAAATCGTCATGGTTGAATGTGCGTTTTCTCGCATCATATCAGAATCAACCGCTTCTAACTGGTCATTGTTGCGTTGAGCAAAATAAGCAGTTCTTTCGGCAATTGTTTCCTCTGGGATGCGAGCAAGCATCAAGCCACCCACTCCAAACACACCTGCATATTTACCTGAATCAATTACCGGGGATTCAAAATCAGGATATTCGTCCTCGCGGACAAGTTCCCAACCTTCGCGCATCTTTGCGCTGATGTTTTTCCGATCATCAAAACCGCGCGTCTCAGCGCGAATCCAACGATGTTTAAAACCATCCGGTGCAGGCGGTGCATCTAACATGGACGGTGGAGCCCACGGCTTACGCGTTGCCGTCTTCTCTCTAGTCTGGTTTGCGCGAGAAGTGCGGTCGATACCTTTTTCATTCGAATTCGTCATCTGCCTTACTCCTTAACGTATTTCGCGTATTCTTCTAGCGGCACACCCAATTTCTTCGCTATTGCGACTTGGCTCGGGGTGAGTCGAACCTTTTTCCCACTACTGCGTCCAGCGTTTGATCTTGAAACCCCAGCAACCGTCTGAACGGGCCGTTTGCTAGAATTGTTTGAAGGCATATTGAACTTGCGAGCAATACGACTGTCAAGCTCACTATAGTAGTCATCGGACTGCGGGTCAAACCCTTCGTCTTCAACTAAGGTTTTATGGATGCCAAATGCAGCGTAAGTCATTGCATCATCAGACCCAAACCAAGAATTTTTCTCGGCCCAATCCTCGGCTTTTCGGTCGGGACGACGCATCTGTTGAGGTTGAGGCTGCGCCTGTTGCGGTTGAACCGCCTGTTGTTGAGCGCGTTGTTCCTGAGCGCGCTCCTGTTGAATTCGGGCCTGAGAAGCGCGGTCATTTTCAATAGATAAAGCCGTCAACTTACGATTAGCTTCAACAGCCGCCTGCGTATCACCCATCTCCATAGCGCGGGCATACTCAGCCTCTGCTTGAGTCATCTGAGTGGTTACACGAGTAGTGTACTCATTCACATAACTAGAGTCCAAGCTGTCCATGCGAGCCTTGAGTGTGTCGGCTTCAGACTGCTTCTGCTTGGCGTAATTGATAGCCTCTTGCTCACGGCGCTCGGCTTCACGCATCTTTTTAGTAAGGCGATCAATACGCTTCTGAGTGGCGTTTTCAGCCCGGTCAAAAGAATCTTCCTTGCCGCCGTCTTCCTCAGACCCTGTGTCAGGAAGCTCTATGTCCGTCGCTTCTTCTGAAGTTAGGTCAAGTTCAATTTGATTTTCGGTAGACATTATTTCCTCCTAGAAATGCAAAACATCTTCAGGGCTCTGGATTTTAGCCAAAACCTCATCGTCGTTTAAAATTCGAACCTCTCCGCCATCAATGCGGAA